TGAATTAAATTACTTAATGCTGTTCGTTCAATTCTTTCCATCAGCCTTTTTTTCTTTCAGTTTTTCATCAAGCAACACAACTAGTATGTCGCCGACATGGTTAATAAATTCTTGACTATCTGTATCTGCTTCTATCTTGTTTTCTATAATAGTATAGTCAAACTGCATAGGTAAAGTGCCGTCAGCTCTTTTTTCAGACTCAGGTCTGAAACCTACTGCACCATACTTATAAACTATTGATGAAAATGGACCACTAATTAACTTTAATGCTGTAAAGTCCTCTCCAGGTTTCTCTACAAACACATAGTCTTCCCTATGTTTAGGGTTAGTCGTCTTGTGGGGTTGTGGTATCGGCCTCAAATCCATCTCCATATTTAAACTCTTTACTACTTACCTCATCTAATTGTTTTAGTATTTCTTTAGTGAAGTATTTTGTCGGGTCATTATTAATTGTCTTACCAAAAGTTTTTGTTCCATTAGGTAATACAATTCTAGTAGAAACTTGTTTAAATATATCGTGTTTTAAAGCCAAGTCTAATAGACCATAATATCTATCTAAACCTTTGTCGTAGGTTAATCTAACATCTACAACTTTGTTCTCTTTAGTCAATCTTGATTTGTAATTTTTACAATGAATTATATTGCCAATTATTTCTGTACCATCTTTCTCTTTTCTTTTAGAAAGATATATAATTGAACTGGCAGCATATTTTAAACCAGACCCGCCACCCATTTCTTTTTGTGGGAACATTGATCCGATTACGTCATATGTGTGATTGGTAATAATTAAAGGTAGTTTAGCCTTACTTAATTTTAAAGTTAATACTCTAAAGACTGCTTTTACAAGTTGAGCCCTTGTCATATCTTTTGTTTCTTTTCCTTCTGCTGTGTCTGCTATTTCTTTTGTAGTAGATAACATACCTAGACTATCTAATACAAGTAATAATGGTTTTCTTTCTGAAGGATCTTGTTGTGTATATTTTTCTAATACAGTTAAAGATTGATGTCTAAATTCTTGAACAGTAGTGACAGGCATGATAACCATACGACTACTATCTATTCCTCTTTCTTCTATAATATCTTTTGTGATAGCTGATTCTGATTCAAAGAATACAACTCCACCATCAGGATTCTTATCAAGAAAGTTTTTACACATTCCTAATACAAAGAAAGTTTTACCTGTAGCACTTTCACCTGCGATTGCTGTTATTTTATTTGATGGAAGTCCTTTATTAATACTTCCGCTTAATAGGGCATTGAATATATATGAACCTGTATCTATAAACGAATCTACGTCACCTGAAGCACCGTCTGATACTAAACTAGCATACTCATTACCAGTTTCTTTAATTATATCTTTTAGAAAATTACTCATTATTATCCTCAATTGTTTTTATTATCATTATACTACATCTATTTATAATTGTCAAGCAGTTAACCAAAAAATTCATCTAAATTTCCTTTTCTGGAATTTTGAAATAAATCAAAATTTTTATCACCAAAACACCAAACATTCTCTATAAACATTTTATTCATAAAGTCTGCTTTTGCTTTAGCATCTGCAAATAGTTTGTCCGATTTAGGTCTTTGCATAATCCTCATACCGATCTGACCTAGAAACTTATCTTTTAATCTATTAACTAATTCATCACTTGATCTATATCTAGTATTTTTGATTTTAGGATCCATTATATTAACAAATAAAAATCTTGATATTGCCATTGACTTTTCTGCAACTGGTAAATAGAAATTATCACGCCATTTTTCATACTCATTAAATTTAGACCATGATTGATCTTCTTGAAACTCACCACCTTTGTTATATTCTTCTGTAGAAAAATAAGGTGGAGAAGTAAATGCTACATCTATTGGTGGTAACTTATGATATGGTAAATTTTCAGCACCACATCTCCATATCTTTACTATTTTAGGTTTAGATAATAATTTATTATATTTTGATATCTGTTCTGTATATCTAGCATAAGTATTTGGATTAGGATCACAACCATAATATTCTTCAGCATCTGAAGCAAAGAAACCTGCAAGTCTATCACCCCAACCACAACTCGTATCTAATACTCTTTTAGCATTAGTCATCTGATATATTGCTTTTGCAACAACAGGTTTAAATTGAGTTGCAATATATGTGCCTAGTCTGAAAGCACCCATATAACTTTTAGAACTTAACTCGCCACCAACTAATTTTTGTGTTATAGTGCCATCAACTTCTGTAATAGTTTTGTTTTGAACATCATTAATACCACGCCATATAGGACCTAAACATTTCCATATAGCATATGCGTCACCATTTTCCCATACTTCTTTAGGTGCTCTAAATCCATAACTGCCACATTCTAATCTTAAATCTTGCATAAAGAAATTTGATACATTATTAAAAGTACTTGGTCCATTAATTAAACCTAGCCCATACTTCTCATAACTATACTCATAATCATCATACTTCTCAAAAACTTCCTTATCAACTTGTTCTTTAGGTATACAAATGGAGTTAGTATCAAAGTTTTTTAAATTATTAAAAGATATTTTCATATCTTCTTCTGATATTTCTTTTAAAGGAAATACAGGTCGTTCAGTTGCAATATAATCGGCAAGATTTTTTCTCATCTCCTCCTTGCCATATTCTGCGTTCATTGATTCAAACGTCTTATTATCTAACACAGGTAGCTTATCTTCCCCAGCGGCGGCTAATAGACGGCTATATAGTGTATTATTGCGATTGTAATTTTTAATCATTGGATTTCTTTTCTTCGATTTCATAGAAGAAGTTATCCGTATCTTCTGTTTTCCATTGTCCTGAATCTTCTACATTCCATTCACTAGTTTGTACTTTCCAATCAGGAGTATTATTCTTAACTGTAAATGAAGGTAGGTCCCATATACATCTGTTGTTTGGCTGAGCCGCATAGTTGCCATTGTCTAAAGCAATTATGTGGGCACATTTATGTTCATGAGGAATTTCTGAGTGATCTGAATTTAGGATATTAGCATCTGGATGAGCCCAATCAACTGTGAAAAGATATTTGCCATGATACCATTTCTTATCTTTACCTATGAATTTGCCTGATGATGAACTTAAAAGATCCCAACGAGTAATGGCAGGATAAAAAGAAAAAGAATTCCATAGTTCAAGTTCATCTAGTCTTTGAATAGGAACATCTTTAGGTTTAAAGCCACGTTGAATAAATGCTGTAATAGGTAGTCTATAAAAAACTGCACCATTTTCCATAATCGCATGAAATAAAATAGCACGTCCAGTAAGTGATGATATGCCAAAGATAATACAATCTTCAACTTCACCATGACATTTTTTAAGATCGTAAAGATATTCTTTTTTTATTTGTGCATACTGTAAAGGAATGTTTGCATTTAAATAAGACATAATTTTTATTTTATATACTAATCTTTTTTATCTTCTGTTACGTCTTCAAAATCAGCGTCAACTACATTATCATTTTTTGTAGTTTCTTCTTTTTTAGTTTCAGTTGAACCATTTGCTTTTTGTTTTGCCTGTTCTGCGGCCTGTTCTTTTTGATATTCTTTATAAGCTGCGTCACCTAGTTTCTTTGCTGATTCTTCTAAAGCTTTAGATTTGTTTTTAATATCCTCAATATCATCACCTTTAATTGCTTCTTCAAGATTTTTGATATCAGTTTCTACTTTAGCTTTTTCTTCTGGTGTAACTTTGTCACCATGTTCTTTAACAGATGTTGTCATTCCACCAATTAAAGTGTCAGCATGATTTCTTACTTCCATACCTTCTTTAAATTTTTCGTCAGTTTCTTTGTTTGCCTCAGCATCTTGAACCATTTGAGCTATTTGACTTTCTGATAATCCACCAGAAGCTTTTATAGTTATTTTTTGTTCTTTACCTGTGCCATTGTCTTTAGCAGATACACTTAAAATACCATTTACGTCAATATCAAATGTCACTTCAATTTGAGGTACACCTTTTGATGAAGGTGGTATGCCATCAAGCATAAAATTACCTAATGCTTTATTATCTTTTGCACGAAGTCTTTCTCCTTGGGTTACATTAATATTAACTGCACGTTGATTGTCTTCAGCAGTAGAAAAAACTTGACTTTTCTTTGTAGGTATTGTTGTATTCTTTTCAATAAGTTTTGTAGCAACTCCACCTAGTGTTTCTATACCAAGTGATAAAGGTGTTACATCTAATAGTAATACATCTTTAACATCACCTTGTAATACACCACCTTGAATTGCAGCACCTATTGCTACAACTTCATCTGGATTAACTCCTTCGTGAGGTTTCTTACCAAAAAACTTTTCAACTTGTTCTTTTACTTTTGGCATACGAGTCATACCTCCTACAAGGATAACTTCGTCTATGTCTTCTTTACTAAAACCTGAATCTTTTAAAGCAGTTTCACAAGGTCTTAATGATCTCTTAATTAAATGTTCTATTAGACCTTCAAATTTTGCTCTATTTAATTTAATATTAATATGTTTTGGACCTGTATTATCTGCTGTAATGAAAGGTATATTAATATCTGTTTCTACTGTAGATGATAATTCGCACTTTGCTTTCTCAGCAGCTTCTTTGATTCTTTGAAGTGCTAGATTATCTGATTTTAAATCCATACCAGTATCTTTTTTAAATATTGTTAGTATATGTTCAATAATAACATTATCAAAATCTTCACCACCTAGTGAAGTATCACCATTTGTAGATTTAACTTCAAATACGCCATCACCAATTTCAAGAATTGATACATCAAATGTACCACCACCTAAATCATAAACTGCTATTTTGCCTGATTTCTTTTTATCTAAACCATATGCCAATGCAGCTGCTGTTGGTTCGTTTACTATACGTTCAACTTCAAGTCCTGCAATTTTACCTGCATCTTTAGTTGCTTGTCTTTGTGAATCATTAAAATAAGCAGGTACTGTAATTACAGCTTTAGTAACTGTTTCACCTAAATATTTTTCTGCTGTTTCTTTCATTTTTTGTAAAATGAAAGCTGAGATTTGTGATGGTGAATATTGTTTACTTTTTGCTTGTATCCAAGCGTCTCCGTTGTTTGCTTTTAAAATTGTATATGGTGTGTTTTTTGAATCTTTTTGTACAGCAGCACCATCAAATTTTCTTCCGATTAATCTCTTAACTGCATAGATAGTGTTTTCTGGATTAGTTACTGCTTGTCTTTTTGCAGGCATACCTATTAGTGTTTCATCACTAAAAGCAACAACAGATGGTGTTGTTCTTGTTCCTTCAGCATTTTCTATTACTTTTGTTTGTGATCCTTGCATTACGGCTACACACGAATTTGTTGTACCTAGATCAATTCCTATTATTTTACTCATTGTATTATTTCTCCTTTTTAATATGATACCTTTTTATAAGCATATCATTTTTATTTATTATATTATATCATAATCTAAATGATAGGTCAAGCAGTTAACCAAAAAACTCATCTAAATTTGTTTTTCTTTCAAAGTTCCAATTGATTGCTTTTACTATAAATCTTAATGGTTCTAAAAACGATTTGGTAAACATATCATCATAATCAATATATTGGTGTAGTTTAAATTCTTTTGGCAGTTTAGTTGAAAATGATATGACATTTTCTCTTAAAGTATTAGGTTCTTTTAATGAAATAAACTTAACCTTATCACCGTCTTGTATAGTTTCATATTTTTTCAAATTATGTTTCTTCAATAAATTATTATAAAGTAAAGCACCTCTTACGTGAATTGGTGTAGATTTTTGATATATATCTTTTGTGGAACTATACTTTTTTAAATTATTACAACTTCTAGGATAAGCAATTTGTTCTGCTGGCAACTTCTTAAAATGCACTCTAAAGTCTTCTATAAAATTAATCAATGAAGGCTCATCTTTATTCATAATAACTTTTAATGCTTCTCTTATTTTTGCACGACAAGGTGCAGGCGTTGAAGATTTAACTGCTTCAATACCCATAATCTTTAGTTTAGGGTCTTTCAAATCAACACCGTCCTCATTAAATACATTTAAGATATATCTTTTCTTAGCAGTCCATATACCTTTATTAGCAATTACTTCTCGTTTCATAATCATTTTTTGATCGTAAGCATTAACATACTTTGCCAGTTTAGCAAAACTTGAATTGATAACCGATTGTAGTTTTTCATTACAAAACTTATCTAACACTTTTACAATCTTTTTATTATCTGTATTATCTTTAAATATTTTACTAACAACAGTACCTAATTTAATATAAATTGAATCTGTATCAGAAGCAACTACATAAACCACATCTTTTGTTTTTAATAAAGTATTTAAATAATTATTCACATCACGTTCAATCCATCTGATAGTTAATTGACCAGCCATAGTAATACCTTCAGCGTGTCTTACATCATAATATCTAAAGTATTGATTACCAATAGCACCATAAGCACTATTCAAAGCAATCTTTCTTGCAAGTTGAATATTATAGTTTGAAGATATCTCATTCTTTAGTCTTTCATCACCAGTTTCTTGATACAATGCTTTTGCTTTTGTCATTTTGTTTTTATATATGACACGTTCTTTGTATAGTTTATCCATAAGTTCAGGAAGAAAACCCTGCTTATCTGTCCTAAATAAAGCACCATTGGGAGTGATAGTTCTTGTATCTAGGTCAGATAAATCAGATTTTTGATTTAGCATATTTTCTACATTGACACGATTAGGATCGTAGCCAACCATAGTTTCAGGAGATATATTGTATTGCATAATTAAATGTGGATACAAACTATTTAAATCAAAACTTACAATCCAATCGTGAAAACCTACAACAGGATTTTTCACATAAGCACCTTCATAACTTCTTGATTGTTTAGATTCTACAACAGCAGGTGCAACAATATTTTTAGATTTTAGATGATTGAATATGATAGTATCCCACATACGTACCTGTCCGAAACAATCTTGATAATTAACTTTTGCTTCATAGGCCATAGTTAAATGTAATTCAATCAACTTCATCTTATCCTCTAGTTTATCTACAAGTTCTACATCTTGAATATTGTATTCTATAAACTGTTGATAATCTTTTTGATAAAATTCTTTAAATGTATCATAAGGATTTTCGTTCTTTCTATCGCCAAGTTCTACTTCACCTATGTAATCTAGTTTATAACTCTCACGTCTAACAAATGTATGTTTACGATATAGGTCAAGATAATCTAATACAGAAACACCCATGATGTCCCAATAGTTTTGTTCTTTATTAAAACCTTTTGCTGTGACTCTTGTACTTTGTTGTGTTACAACTCCCCATGGACTAAACTTTAAAATAAATTCATCACCCATTAATCTTCTAAATCGATTCATCAAGAAAGGTATATCAAAAAACTTAACATTCCAACCTGTGATAATATCAGGATTATAATCTAACCAAAATTCTAAAAACTTTTCAATCAATGCTCTTTCAGTAGCACATTTAACAAAATTTACATCATCCCTATCATTTACAAAGTTATTCATACCAAAAACAATAATCTTTTTTGTTGTATGTTCTTTTACTGTAATAGAAATAATAGGCTCGATTGCCTCATCTGAATTAGGAAAACCATTTTCACTTTCACACTCAATATCAATTGTAAGTATTCTTATTTGTTTAATATCCCAATTCACTTTACCAGGAAATTGATCTGCGATAAAAGGATATTGATATTTTGTATTACCAAAATATTCAAAGTTAGTGACATCTTTATATTGCTCAATCCATTTCTTTGCTTCAGGCATACTTTCAAAAGTAACCTTACCTACATTACGGTTGTCTAGTGTTTTGTATTTTGATTCTTTACCTGATGGTATGAATAAAGATGGTTTATAATTAATTCTATACTTCTTATGGCTACCGTCATGATTTACACCACGAACTAGTAACCTTCCACGATATGGTAATACCGAAGTATAGAATTTCATTAATTATTATATTTGGTTATTATTAAAATGTTTTTTTAAAGCAGTTAATTTTTCTTCAGCTGTTGAAAGTTGATCTAATAGTTTATCCATTTCAACTAAATGCTGAGGATGTTCTCCTATTGCGACAGGATTGTCGAAATAAATTATTAGTGTTGCAGTTGCTGAAGCAACATCTGAAATGTATTTTTTTTCTAGTGCTTTGTATAGCGGACTAGACGCTTGATGATTTAATGGCATTGTTCACTCCTTTTCATTATTAATTATTATATCATATTTAAAATAGATTGTAAAGCACTACTCTAAACTATATTTGGTAGTCATAACATATTTTCTTGCTGGATTTACCATAAGATTTAATCTATTCATAAATGCCCTATCAAACAAAATAGGAGATTTATTTTTTCTATCGTCTAAAGTAAATTCTATATCATTGTAAAAACCGCCTGCAAACTCAACATCTAAAGTTACTACATATCGGTCTTCTTCGTAATCTCTTAAGCCGCCTACATTAATTTTTTCTGTTCGAATTACATTACTAGTAATTGTTTTATCAAATAATGACCAAGTTATTTTCTTACCACTAAGTTTTATTTTGTCAGCGTGTATAACAGGCATACCTGAATTACCAGTATCAAATTTAGCAATAATTTCACCAAAAGGTTTTATGTTTACTATTTCTTTATAACCACATTCACTAGGTACTTTAACCCAATTCTTTTTATCTGCAAAATGTTTTATAATTTCTTTACTGATATTCATACCAGTTGCTTCTTCAATACCTTCTGTACCTGGGGAAGAATTAACTTCAATAATAAATGGTGCATCTTTATCCCTATTCTTAGCAGGTATAAAATCAACTGCTGTCCATACTCCATTTACTGCTTTAGCAGCTTTTAAACTTTCTTCTATTTCTAATTCTGTTAATTGTAATTTTTCTGGTTTAGAACCTTGCGATACATTACTTCTAAAGTCTCCTTCAATTACTGGTCGTTTCATTGAAGCTAAAACTTTACCACCTAATACTAAAACTCTAGCATCCCATTCAGTTTTAATATATTGTTGTAGTAATAAATCAGCCTTTTCATCTTGTTTATTAATTAATTGTACAATACTATCTAATGCTCTTTCTGATTCAATAAACAATACACCAACACCTTTACTACCTCGTAAAGTTTTCATTATGATAGGAAACTTCTCATCTAAAGAATCATAAGTTTCAATAACGTTTTCTGGATCAGTTACCAATACTGATTTAGGTTGTTTGATTCCATTATCAGAAAGTCTTAATGAAGTTCTATATTTGTCAGCACAAACATTAATCGTTTGCCTACTATTGATTACACAGACATTATTTTTTTCTAATCTTGAAACAATATCCATCCAACTATCTTTACGAACAACCGAACCTCTAACTATAACTATTGTATCAGAAGAAGAAGCCCTAAAACCTTTTGTGTCTTTTTTGTTTTGAAAATATAATTCACCATCTTCACCTTTTTCTACAAGTCCACCAGTGTTTCTATAAACATAACTATCCCAGCCAAACTTTTTAGCTTCTTCTAATAGTCTATCTGCTGTATGGAAGTTTTCTGATTTCTCAGGCTCATCTGAAATAATTAACAATCTATATTTCTTATTGCTATTAGCTTCAGAAATAAACTCTCTAAATTTCGGTGCCTTCATTTTCTATTTTTTTACCTATATTATATTTCGCTTGAAGATCCCATTCATTTTTTTCTTTAAAACTTAAAACTTTGATTTGTGATAGGGGTGCCTTCTTTTCGGAAATTGATTTGTTTAATATAGCGATTAATCCCCAATCGCTTAATAGTTGAGTAATTGTATTTCTTCGTTCAGCATCATTTTCAGAAAAGTTTGTTTCTTTGCCATCTAAAGCAAACAGTTCTTTAAAATGCACTATAAAATATCTTCCTTGTTTATGTAATATGTGGCAAGATTGAAAAAGCTTTTTATCTTTTCTTGACGCCACTCCCATTCTCGTTAAAGTCTCCCTAACTTTTAAAAAGTCATCTGGTTCTTTTAACTGTATTTCCAACATCTTTTCTGGATGCCATGTACTATGTAATTCATTCATTTAATCCCACCTTTATATAATTTCGCTTTAATCAATTTCAATTGATCGTTGGTGAGTATATCAAGAGCGGATTTTGCTTTTTCATTACTATATCCATAAAACTCTTTTACACACTCAATATCTTTCAATTTATTCGCTCTTAAAAAAGGACTATATCTTTTTTTTGATCTAATACTATTTAGTAGAAATTGATATTGCATATCCTTGTCAAGGAAGTGATTACGATTTACTTCATTAACAAGCATTATGGTGTCTGAAAATCCTGATAATATTCTATTAACAATATATGCAGGATACTTTTTGATCCATTCCTTGTCATCAGAATTCATCAAGTTTTTCTTATTAAAGTTTATGGAGTTTAGATAGTCTTTAAGCTCATAACTCATTTTAAAAAAATTTATCTAACGAATTTGTTGAAGTATTAAACTTTTCATCAATCCAATCTTTTTTATCAACCCAAAATAATCTATCTTTATTTGGATGTATATCTTTGACTAATGGTCTACTATAATTTATATCATTATTTTTTTTAATCATATTTTCTTTATCATCTTTTTTTCTAAAGACTAAACAGTATTCGTGAGTTTTTAAACAATTTAAGTTTGTTATTGCTTGTGTATATAATGGATGTCTTTTTGCAGGACTCATTTCTAAAATTATTTCATCATGGAATGTTAAATGTTTTTTTAATATGTCTTTAGTATCACCACAAAAATCATATAACTTACCATCTATTCTAAAGTTTGCCAGTACCATAACAAAGAAACAACTTGGTTTTAATATCTTAACGCTTTTTTCTAAAATAATTTTATAAATTTTTAAAAATTCTTCGTATGTTTTTATGTCTGTTAATTGTCCATCAGCACTTTCATATTTTTCTATATTAAAATATGGCGGACAAGTCATTATCATATCAGCAACACCATCGTGTAAATGTTTATCAATATGCTCACTACTAGAATGAATTAATTTTAACTTACCTAAACTTCTTTCTTTTTTAAGAGTATTATATTGTTCTTCTGCTTCTTGTAAATTATCTTTTATAACATCAAATCCTATATAAGTTCTATTCATTAATGTTGAAACTAATGGTCTAGAGCTTCTACCTGCAAAAGGATCAACTATATCATCACCTTCTTTAGACCACATTTCAATTATTCTTTTTGCATATTCAGAATTAAACTTTGATAAAAAAGAACCTCTTCCGCTTTTGATAAAATCCTCGTGAGTTTTTTCAGAATTATAATCATAGGATTTAATATCATTTACAAGTTTGTCTATACTATTACCTCTACTATATTCCCAAAAAGATTTAGGTTCATAGGAAAGTTCGTATAGTCCTTGTTTTCGTAATCGTTCTATGTAATCTGTCATTTGAATTTCACCTGTGACATTAGTTCAGTTAAACAAGCAACTAAATTAATCTCTTGGTCAGCAACAAAGGCTGACTTGTATTGATAGTCAGCAATAATCAATACAGCATGAGGT